TAATGGTGAAGAAATAATAACAAGATTAGAAGAAGGTGATAATGGATTGTTGATACTTGAAGAACCAAGAGTAGTACAAGCTATGCCACCAAATTCTGCTGGTCAGGTAGGAATTGGATTTGTGCCTTGGAGTGTTTGTGCAAAACTGGATAAGGTTATTTTAGAAAACAAACACGTTATGGTAATTCTTGAACCTAAGAAAGATATGGAAACCAATTATCTTTCTGGAATAACAGGATTGTCTTTATGAGGTATCAAGTTAAGATTGGTGATAAACCTTATTTTAGAACCAATGACAAACAAAGCACTTTAGCAGCAGTCTCTAAACTTTTTAATAAAGGTCACGAAGATATCTACCTTCATGGTGGTAGAATTGGAAAATGGTGGAGCGAATAATATGCCAATATATGAATATCGATGTAACTCGTGCGATGAAATAACTGAAGAGTTTGATAAAATCACATCAACAGTCAAAACAATAGAATGTTCCTTTTGTGGTCAACCATCTAATAGAATTATGAGTTTGGGCAGTTTCCATCTCAAAGGCTCTGGATGGTACAGAGATGGTTATGGTGATAAAAAAACAATGTCTGAGGATGAAAAAATTGAAAGATCAACAGTTAAGACCACAAGTACCAATACTGGAACAGGGAAACAAACAACTATTTCCGAAAAACCTCTTGATAGGAAAGAGGTATATTCGAAGCGAGAAATGGAAGAAAAAAGAGCAGCCGAGAATAAAACCACAAAAGTCACCGCAGATGACTACAAAGACAGATGGGTATCTGAAAGCGAAGGAAAAAAAGTCGTTAATATCTAAATTGTCTTGACATTGCCCCACCTTATTGTTATAATGATATTATAATTAAATAATTCATAGAGATTGAAATGGAATTAACAAAAGAAGACGCGACTTGGGCTGCGGACAAACTAATAAATTATTTCAATAATTTTGGTAGAATTGATGACTATTTTCGCACCAGAAAACTTGAACGAATAAAAAATCTTCCTGTAAGCTTGCCTGGTATGGGAGTTGAAAAAGATATGTTTACATCTTTTGATATGAATCCAGAAGAGATGAATTTCGATGTTGTTTTACAAACCGATTCGATGTTTGATTATGATACAATGTTAGAAAAAACAGCATCTTTTTCTCCCGATCAAAACCCAGGCAAACAAGTCAAAATACTTGTAATAGAAACCAATACAAATACTGTAGTAGGTTTTATTCGTTTGGGTTCTCCATTGATAAACTCCAAACCAAGAAACGATTATCTTGGTGGTGTTCCTGACCTTCCTATTTTCAATAAACGAGCAATTATGGGTTTCAACATTGTTCCAATACAACCATTCGGATATAATTATTTGGGTGGAAAATTATTGGCAGCAATTTGTTGTTCTCATAAAATCCGTAGATTAATAAACGAAAAATACAACAATGAATTTTGTCTCTTTGAGACAACTTCTCTTTATGGAAACATCAAGGGTGCTTCGATGTATGATGGAATGAAACCTTTCCTAAGATACAAAGGTGATACAATTTCAGCATTTTTATTGACACTTGGTGAGGAAATATATGTCGAGATGAAGAAATGGTTTACTGAAAAAAATGATGGAGAAGAAATTATCCATAAAAAAGCTTCTTCCAGAAAATTGAAAATTCAGACCAAAATGGTTGGAACTGTAAAATCTTCTTTGAAGGATACTGATACTGTAAAATACAATGAGTTCTGTGAAGCAATGAAAAAAGCAACAGGGGTTACAACTCAAAAAAGATTTTACATGAGTGAGTATGGATATTCAAATGCTAAAGATGTACTACTAGGAAAGACAGAAGTGCTTGAAAAAGCAGAGAACTTTGACAGATTTGAGTTAGAGAATGTTATCAAGTGGTGGAAGAAATATGCTACGAAACGATACAATAAGATGATTGCTGAAAATAAATTGAGAACTGAACTAGAAGTTTGGAACGAAGATTCGATAAACAAAATTGATATAATACGATGACACCCAAACCACCCTCTATAAAAGAATTAACGATAATACCCAATAAACCAGCTGTTTATGAGGCGTATATGTATCTCATAATCAATATTTTTAATGGGATATGGTATCTTGGTATTAAAAAAGATTTATTACCAGAGGATGGGGGGTCTCCTTATTGGACTAGCTCAACGAATGATGAATTTACCAGACTCCTTCAAGGGTCAGCTGAAATATTTAGAATAGAAATAATAAAATTTTCCGATTATATAACCTTAAAACAAAAAGAATATATTATGTTGAAAGAAGTGCCAAATATAAAAACAAATCCAATTACATATAATCTATCATATGGTATGCCCCCAATAGGTAAAGATTCTTTAGTTGATGAAAAATTTTTAAAATGGTTGAAAGACCAATATGAATCGGGAATATGGGATAGTAAAGAAAAAGAAAAAGTATCAGACCTTAAAAAAATGAATACTAAACAAATTAGATATGTGGATAAAAAAAGTCATGTAGATGATATTGCTTATGAATTAAGCGAAGTATGTGGGAATACTGATTTATTGAAGCCCATTTTAATTTTTGAAGGAGTGGGTGGACTTTTTGGATTTGATGAAGGTGAAGATATAGTGGTTGGTAGTAGACATGGACTTGAAGCTGCAGATAAAGTGAATTCTGAAGAAGTTCATACTAGAAGAGTTCCATATTGGGTTTTTGAAAACAAAACCGCTCTTTTTGTAGAATCTTGTGCTCACAATGACAATTCAGTAGAAGATTTAATTTATAAACCTACGTCTGATGATGTAGCAAAATTACTTACTGAATTACATCATGAAAAGGAAGGAACTCAAGATGAAATAGATGTAATGTCCGATTATGCTAGAGATTATGTAAGAATGGTTTATGGTATTGGTATTGGTAAAAAAACAATAGAAACTGGTCAAAAAACTGCTGAAACGTGGATTGAAATGGGGAAAAGGGATGCAAAATGGATTCATTACAAAAGACAAGAATTGATAGATGAAACAAAAAAATATACGAATAATAAAACAATTTGTATCTATATGTCAACTTCTAAGTATAATGAAAGTAGAATTGTTCATGAATTTAGGAAAGATGAAAAACCAAATAAAAAGGGGAAAATTTTAAAGAGAAAAAAACTAATTGTATTATTTTACCATAAAAATGACCCTGACAGAAAACAATTTGAGTTAGATTGTTCTAGTCATATGGCAAATTTACGATGGTGTTGTGACCACCATGATTGTGAAGTTGAGTTTAAATATTTAGATTACGAAAGACCAGACACAGACAATGATTATCTTGAAAAAAACGAACCTACTTCATTAACTGATACACAATTTGAGGCTGTAACTGTATGAGTCTATCTTCAGTTATAAACGAAGCTAAACAACAGAATTTCGATACGAAAAAGGTTGTGAGGATATTGGTGTATCCTAATATAACTTTCCAAGAAAATCTTGAGAGGGATAGTTTCGTTCAAGTTATCAAAAATCAAATCAAGGAACTGAACGCTATTCGCGATGACTTGTGGTTCTACTTGATTTTGACAAAGAAACTCAAACTGGATTATGACAACGTAACTCAGTATATTATTGACCTACCAACATATCCTCAAACTATGAGGTCACATTTTGATGTGCCTCTGATGCAAAAAATAATCAAACATGAATTAGATTTTGACTTGGTGATGTCTCATTTACCAGAGCATACTTTTGACTTGGTGAATGTGATGCACAATGTAACACACCATATTCCAACAGTATTTGGGTATTGTCATTGGTTCGATTTGAAAGAAGTTGTAGCGTGGCCAAAGGATAGTTTCGTGAAAAATATAATGGGATTGCTTGAATATGAGAGATGTTATTTGAATACTCAGCACCAAAAAGATATGGTCTTGAAACAAGCAAGTCATACATTCAACGATGACATTATTGTAAAACTAAATGAGACATTACAAGTACAACATTTGGGTGTGAACAGAGAAGATATAGCAGATGACATAAACGAAAATCCAGAAAAAATAATAGTATTCAATCATCGCCCAGATACTTACAAAAACTTCAATGGATTTCTAAA